AATGAAAGTAGCAATTATAGGTTATGGTTTTGTAGGAAAGGCAACAGAATATTTTTTAACGAAAGGATTTGATCAAGGGTATAGACCTTTTGAAATTATTATATCAGATCCTGCTAAAGGATATGAAGTGCCTAATTGGAGTGGTATTGAATACGCATTTATTTGCGTTCCAACTAACCTAAAAGGTGATAAATTAGACAACACTATTATAGATATTATATTACAAGATTTAGATCCTAATGTACAACCTGTTATTAGGAGTACGATAGGTCCTGAACAAGCTCTAACTTATGCTAAACAAGGTTGTATTATTATGCCAGAATTCTTGAGAGAAAAACATTGGGAAGAAGATGTAATGAACCCTAATATAGATTTAATTATTGGTGCAAGAAGTAATGATGCTTTTATAGATTTGATGTCTTGTAGTGATACAGGAAAGATGGTAAAACATGTTTCGCCTATGGAAGCTTCTATGATGAAGTTGGCACGAAATGCTGCACTGGCAGTAAAAGTAGGATTAGCAAATGACTTTAAAAACATTTGCACAGTAATGGATATTGATTATTCTGTTCTTCAAGAATTTTTAGAAGCAGATGACAATTTAGGAGGAACACATTGGGCTGTACCTGGTCCAGACCAAAAGGTAGGTTTTGGTGGAACATGTCTGCCTAAGGACTTGACCCATGCTTCTTCCTTACTGTATAATACACATAATATAATGAATACAGCCTTAGAGGCTAATAAAGAAAGGAGAGACGGATGAGTAATCTATTAGATAAATTACAAAAAAATTCCACGATTAGAGAAACAGATATATTGACTGACTCTAAGTTTTTTAATGATAAAGACTTGATACAGACAAATGTTCCAGCAGTAAATGTTGCTTTGAGTGGTAAACTAGATGGTGGACTTACACCTGGAATTACAGTATTTGCAGGTCCTAGTAAGCATTTTAAAACAGCATTTGCTATGTTACTAATGAAGGCACATCAGGTTAAATATCCTGACGGTGTTGTTTTGTTTTATGATAGTGAGTTTGGAGCGCCTAAGTCTTACTTTGAAACATTTGATATTGATACTAGTAAAATTGTACATACTCCTATCGCAGATATTGAACAACTTAAACATGACATTATGCAACAGTTAAATGGCCTTGAACGAGGTGATAATATTATGATTGTTGTAGACTCTATTGGTAACTTGGCAAGTAAGAAAGAAGTAGAAGATGCCTTAGAAGGTAAGAGTGTAGCAGACATGACAAGGGCTAAACAAATGAAGTCCTTATTTAGAATGGTTACTCCTCACTTAACTATTAAAGACATTCCTGCTATTGTTGTTAACCACACATATAAAGAGATAGGATTGTTTCCTAAAGATGTTGTTAGTGGTGGCACAGGCGTTTATTACTCAGCAGATAATATTTTTATTATTGGTAGACGACAACAAAAGACAGGAACAGAAGTTACAGGTTATGAATTTGTAATTAATGTTGAAAAGTCTAGGTTTGTAAGAGAGAAGTCTAAGATCCCTGTAGAAGTTACATGGGAGAACGGTATAAGTAAATGGTCTGGTCTGTTGGAGATGGGACTAGCATCTGGACATGTAATTAAACCTAGTAATGGTTGGTATCAGAGAGTTGATATGGATACAGGTGAAGCAGTAGATCCTAAAGTAAGACAAAAAGATCTAGGCAAAGACTTTTGGTTACCTATACTCGCAGATAAAAGATTTGGAGATTGGGTTACACAAAGGTATACTGTTGGCTCTGTAGAAATGATGGCAGAGGAAATAAGTGAGGAAGACATTGACGCAGAATACGATAAAGTGTGATAGGTGTGAGAAACCTATAAAAGACAAAGAAAAGTCTTATTGCTTTCATAGTGAAGATACTGAAGTTTATATCTGTGCACCTTGTGTTACAGAAGTTTTTAAAGAATTTGTAGAGAACGAAAAGAATGCTTGATACTATTATCCTAGTTAACCTAATTAGAAATGAGCGATATCTCAGAAAAGTTCTACCCTTTATTAAAGACGAATACTTCTCAGATAACGAACATAAATTTGCCTTTAATGAGATTAAGGACTATACAGAAAAATATAATAATGCTCCTACACTTGAGGCAATGTCCGTTGCTTTTGAGAGAGCTACAGAAGAAGAACATAAACTTCTTAAAACAATATTTGAATATGAACAAGAGCCTCAGGAACTACAATGGCTCGTAGATGAAACAGAAAAGTTCTGTAAAGATAAAGCAGTATTTAATGCAGTATTAGAAGGTATACAAATTATTGATGGTAAGAAAAAGGATATGTCTCCTGATGCCTTGCCTGGTTTGTTAACTGAAGCATTACAAGTTGGCTTTGATACTAATGTAGGACATGACTTTATTGAAGATGCTGATAAACGATTTGACTTCTATCATAGGTTAGAAGAGAAAGTAGAGTTTGATTTGGATATGTTTAATAAGATAACCGAGGGTGGTTTATCTAATAAGACACTTAATATAGCATTGGCGGGTACTGGTGTAGGTAAATCTTTGTTTATGTGTCATATGGCGTCTGCTAGTATCTCTAAGGGACAAAATGTATTATATATTACCCTAGAAATGTCAGAAGAAAGAATTGCAGAAAGAATAGATGCTAACCTAATGAACATTCCTATTATGGATTTGAAAGACTTATCTAAGCCTATGTTCGATGATAGGATTGCTAAAGTAAATGAAAAGATACAAGGCAGATTAATTGTTAAGGAATATCCTACAGCGTCTGCACATAGTGGACATTTTAAGGCATTGATTAATGAATTAAAATTAAAGAGAAACTTCCATCCTGATATTGTTTTTATTGACTACTTAAATATTTGCACAAGTAATAGATTTAAACCTGGAAGTAGTGCTAACTCCTATACAATAATTAAAAGTATTGCAGAAGAGCTTAGAGGGTTGGCTGTAGAACTTAATGTTCCTATATTTAGTGCTACACAGACAACTAGAGGTGGTTACAACAGCAGTGATGTTGAACTTACAGATACCTCAGAAAGTTTTGGACTCCCGGCTACAGCAGACTTAATGTTTGCTATTATAAGTACAGAGGAACTAGAAGAGATGGGACAGCTTATGATTAAACAGTTGAAAAACAGATATGCTGATCCTACAAGAAACAGAAGGTTTATGATTGGTGTTGATAGAGCTAAGATGAGACTATATGATTTAGAAGACTCTGCTCAACAAGCAATAACTGATTCCAATATTGATGTCCCTGTATTCGACAGGGCTAGACAAGAGAGTGCCTACGATGATCTTAAATTTTAATGATTTAGAGTTTGAAGTATTAGACACCCTGGTAGCAAAGCGTTATGCTAAGTTTCTCCAGGAAAACATTCACGAAGCAGAGCAGTTTTATTTTATGGGAGAATCTGCTCAACAAGTTAAGGACGAAATAGATAAAATAGTTTACATGCTAGGTAAAGAACCTAGTGATGATTTAAATAAACTCCATGAGTACTTTGCAGATAATGAAGACGAACCTGAGATGACTAGGTTAAATAATCTTATTCATTATCTAGAATTAATTGATGGGGACTTTCCTCCAAGATGGGGATATATGACTAAGCCTAATTCATCTGCAGAAATGGAATTGTTTTCTGCAGACTACCAGCATTTTACTTTAGAAAGGAATCCTGGTTGGCTATATATTAATTATGCACATGTAGGTAAACATTTTGCCGAGATTGCTCATACAGCAGACTGGGATATTAAACCAGAACAATTTGTACCTCAGTATCTGGCAAGACCTAGTTTTCATATTTGGTTGGGAGATCCTATAAATCCAGATCTAATACCACAGTTTCAAGGCAAGTTGCATTTCGCACATAAAAAACTAAAAGAAAAACTAGACTTACCAGCACTAACAGATCCTAAATTAAGAATAGGGTATATTCCATTTGCTAAGATTGTAGGTAGTATAAATAATAACGATATAGCAGGACATTTATTACGGCACAAGCTGAATAAACAACATATGGAGTTATTTAAAAATGGCTGAAGATAGCAATGTAAATTTAAGTTTAGAAGAATATGAGGCTCTTAAGGCAGCAGCTACACCATCAGAGGAAGTAGAAAAACCTACTAAGCCTTGGTGGAGTGCACCTAACCCAGAAGATGGCGGTTGGATGTGGATTGCCCCAGAGTATTTCTCTCGATGGAGATTGTTTCCTCGAGCATTCATAAGCATGTACATTTATCTACTCTATCAAGTAGTTGAATGGTTTATGGATTTACCAACACCTGGTCCAGAGCAAGCAGGTTTAGTTTCAGTAATAGTTGGAGCTGGAGCAGCCTGGTTTGGATTGTATGTGAATAGCACA